GTACTCTTCGAGGGTGAGAGTCTTCGCCTCGCCTTCGTATTCGATGCGTCGGTCAATCGCAGCGATCTCGGCCTGGAGTCCTTTCTGCCGCAGCTCTTCTTCAGCGGCGAGCTGAGCGAATATCGCATCCGTTTCGACCTTCAGCCCCTCTTTCGCCTTATCCGCAAAAGCATTCCAGAACTTTTCGTTCTCCTCTTTTTTCTTCTTGTTCGTTTCGATCTCATCCGCGAGAACGTTGAGCTTGGCCTGCTTCATCAAGTCGGCGAGTTTCTTTTGTTTGTCGAGAGACTTCTCTTCTGCCTTGAGCTGTTCGGTAGAGCGCTCCTTTGTCAACGAAGCGATCTTCTCCTCGATCGCCCAGAGCCGCTCCCTCTCGTCCGTTGCAAGGTTTCTTGCCTTCGACAGCTTCACAAGGTTAGAGCCCTCGGCCTGTAATGACGCGAGGACGTCTTGCCGTGTCGCGCGGCCGACCTTGCTATCGTGTTCGGTCTCTTCCGTTTTTGAGCGAAGGAGTTCTCTGCTTGCGGAAGCGGCTTTCTCGGCTCCGTCGGCGTGATCCTGGAGAATCTTTCTCCACTTCACCGCCGAGTCGTAGCTTGCGTCCCATCCCCTCGCCTTCAAGTCACGGACGGCTTCGAGAAGCCCGATCGTCCTGGCGCTCGACTCCCTGACTTGGAAACCGTACGAAGCCCAGCTCTTCGCCTCTCCGCTCAATAGAGTCCCGAGTGTCTTGAACGGACCACCGATCAGGGAGTTGATCGTCTTTGAGAATGCTTTCCATGAATCATCAAGGAGGTCCGTGGCAAGCGTCGTATCTTCGCCGGCTGCCTCTGCAATCTTCAGTCCCGTGGCGAAACCACCAGCCAGCGCAGCACCTGTGCCCATTGCCGACATTCGCAGGAACTTGAGCTTTTCGATACCGTCGGGAATTGTTAGGCCGAGGAACGATCGCGATTTTGAGTGCGCTTGTTCTGTGAACTGAGAGAACCCCTTGAAGCTAACGGAAGTCTGTCGGAGAGCGTCGTCGTACTTCTTCAGAGCCGCCGAATCACCAAACAATCCTCCCGAGCTTCGGAATTCTTCCGCCTTTTGTTTAAGCTCCTCAAGACTAGCCGTTGCTTGCTCGACCTGCGAAACGGTTTTCTCCGCACCGTCGCCGGTTGAACTTAGAAGGAACTCGTATTCGAGTGTCCGTTTCTCGTCGGCCACGTCAGTTCTCCTCACGCTGCGCGCGAATCCACGCCTCGGCCTCGGGACCGGAGATCGTCACATCTTCTCCGCCGGGTATGAAGAGGAATGCTTGCTCCAGAGTCGCGACCTCACCGGAGATCCCGCGCTCGTCTGACTGCCTCTTCTCAGGCCTCTTCCGCTCCATGTACCTCTCGCACGCCGAGAGAAGAGAGAGCCACGCCTCGGGCCGCATCTGCGCCTGACGCTCGATGGTTCGGTGAGTGATCATCTCGACCGCGAGGCAGAGATCCTCGATCTGATCAGGGTTCGCCGCTCGTTCTCCGTCGGCATCCGACGAAAGAAGCTCGGAACGAATGCGGCCCCAGTCATGCTCCTCGGCGTAGAAGCGAACGATCGCGTCGGAATCGGACTCGGAGAGAGCCACCGACGGGAGGCCCGTCACGATTCGACATGCGGCGTCGAACTCGGTCGCGAACCGCCGCGCCTCCGCGCCGCCATCCGTCGACGCAGCCCTCACCGCATCGTCCGGAAAGTCGATGGTGATGAGTTTGAGAAGCTGCTCCAGAGAAAGCGGGCGGAGCGGGAGCGCCACTCCGGCGGAGAGTCGAACCGTTTTCTTGACGGCGGGCCGGCCGTCTGCGTCCGCTCCGAAGAAGTCCGAGACGGCCATGCCTCTCCTCTGCTCCGCCGGCTCGGCGGATCTCCTACGAGTTGCTCGTGACGATCGTCCGCTTCCAGATCCGTCCGGTCGAGGTAGTCGCCGTGACCGCCGGCGTGACCGTCCAGTCCCAGCGGGCGCGGATCTCGATCGGCATTTTCGCGACGCCCTTCTTCTGGAGCACCCAATCCCCAGCCGGGACGATGAGCCCCGCCCAGACCTGGTAGTACCCCATGAACGACATGAACCGGAAGAACGGGTCGGAGCCGACAGGGAAGCTCTCGTTCGGGCAACGAAGAAGGACCTGGTAGTAGCGAGCGTTGTCATCGCCAGGCATTCCGCCGTACCCGAGCTGCTTGATATCGGGCGCGCCGCTCGTGTCCGCCGCGACGTTTGTCGCCGCGAGAACGCTCGCCCCTGACGGGTTCGTGATCGTCACGTCGGAGCCGAGCAGAAGAGCGACCATCTCGATCGGCGCCTCTTGGAGGACACACTTGATCGTCGTGCCCTCTTTCGTCTTGATATCTCCGGAGGCCTCGAATTCTTCCTCGCCCTCGATTGGCGCGTACTCTCGAATCGGAGTCATCGAGAACCCGCCGTCATCGATCTGGCCGGCGTAGTGGAGTCCAGTCGCTGCCGGGTCGACTCCTCCGGAAACGTACTCGGCGAGGTACATGCGCGCCGCCCCTCGGATTCGATTGACGTCCTTCGGGAGATTGGTCGGGAAAGTAACGAGAGCCATGGCGCGATCCTCCTATGCGGTCGGGTCGAAGAAAAGATGAGAGTAATGGAAGGTGCAGCTCACGGCACCCCTGCCGATTGTCGGGTCAGAGAATGGATCCGGGACGAAATTTCCGATCGTGGCGGTTACGCTGCTCCCGCCGCCGAGATTGAAGTCAGAGAGGATGGCGACGATCGAATCCTGGAGAAGCTCTTCTAGCGCTTGCACGATCGCGATAGATCGCTCCGGCTCGTCGCCGTTCGCTGCCACCGTGAGGTAAAGCGCGACGGACCAATTCGCCTCCGAGCTCCAGCCGTCCGCGTCATTGTCGCCCTCGAAGAGAGTCGGCTCCTCGATCACGAGGTTGATGCACGGAAGTTCCTCCGGCGGCATGTCTATGGCCGGGACGTGGGTGAGCAGGACTTTCCGAACGGTCGAGAGGAACACGTGCCCGGCGCCGTTCTCCAGGCGACCGTCCGCCGAACCAACCTGGAAAGCCGGAAGCCCCTCCTGGATCCGAGAGAGCGCCTCGACAGCGCGGCGGAGGATCGCGAGCCGGCGCGTCGTCGGTCGGACGTTCGGAAAGACGTGCGGGTTGAGAGTCTCGGTGCTCATGCCGCCTTCTTCTCAAGCGCCTGAGCGAACCGAAAGCGCGTTGCCGCCGTTCGACGCACCTGTGTCGATACCACTGCCGGCCCGAGGACCGGGATCGCCGGAACGACGACGCTTTTGTAGAGGGCGAAGAGGATCTTCGGCTTTGCCTTCCGCGATGCCATCTCGGCGAGCACGCCACGATAGTTCCCAGAGAGCTGCACGCGGCCTTGTGCGTCGCGCGTGGCGCCCTTTGGCGGCAGCCAGACGAGCCGACCGGCGTAGAGGCTCGGGCCGCCACGAGAGATGCCTGATGGCGTCTTGGCGCGCGGGAGTGGTATCGCCAGAGCGAGAGTCTTCTGGCCCTTCCTCGGTCCCGAGAGAGCAGGCCCCTTGCCAGCCGAGACGACGCCGCCCTCTTCTCGGAGCCGCGAGCGCGGGTGCGTGCTGTAGACCGAGAGGCTCCACTTCCCGCCGCTCTTCGCCGGCTGCGTCATCTTCCAGCTTCGGCGCATGTCTGCGAGCCTGGCTCCCGGAAGCCCCTCCTGGATCTTTCCGAGGAGGATGTGCCCCTGGTCGAGCACCGCGAGCCGAGCGGCCGAGTCGAGCATCGCGAACCGACGGCGAAGCTCCGCGGCGGTAATCCCTTCGGTGTCCTTCCGAACGATCGCGAGCTTCACGCCGGCACCCCAGCGATTCCCGAGAAGTAATGCCGGCGGTCCTTGAGACCGTCGAGCGTGAGCCTCTCGGCCGGCGGGATCTCTCGGACGTAGATCACGGTCTGGCCGGGGAGAACCCGTTGCTGATCGCCCCAGCGCTCTCGCTCCTTGAACATGATCATTGCGACCGCCTCGGCCAGGGAACGAATCGACTGCGGGACGTCCTCGTATGCGTAGCCAGCGGTCCACTCCACGAAGACGTTCTCCCAGTCGCAGCGCGGGAAGCGCGACGGGTAGATAACGCTGATCTCGTCGAAGTAGGCCGAGACCTGATTCGCTGCGAACTGCGTCGAAGTCCCAACCGGGATCGTCGACCCGTTGACCGAGAGCGACGCGATCGAGTTGACGGGCTGGTAGGGGAGATGGAGCCGCGACTTGCCGTGTCCCTTGAATCGGCGCCGGTAAGGGTTCGCGGGATCGGCGAGGACTCTGATCGCTGCCTCGCGCTCGATCCATTCGCATGCCTTCTCGGCGAGGAGTTCCTTGAGTGGTTCGCTGAGTCCGTCACCACGCGGATTCGTCGAGACAAGTCGCGCCGTGATGTCGGACGATGAGATCCAAGCGCGGCCGGCCACGACTCACCCCGAGACAGTGAAACCAGCGCGCCGGGCTTCGTCAGCTTCTTCGGCGAGGATCACACAGCAACCGTTTGCGTCCCGCTTGTACGAGCGCGATGTACTCCCGAACGTCACCGACTTCGCGCCTTCCGGGAACCTCGCGAGGAGCGTGGCCTCGGCAGAGACGACGAGGCGACGAGGGGAGACGACCGTGACTTCGGCCGCTTCTGGTTCTGGCTCGGCCGGGACCGGCTTCGCTTCCACGACGACGGGGGCCGCTTTCTTCGAACCGAATGCCATCTGACCACTCTCCTGGTTTGCGACTCGGGGGGCTCTCTCGCACCCCCCGAACCGCGGCTGCCTGCTTGACCGTAACCTCAGGGACAAGAGGTTCGGCTCAAAGAGCAAGGCCGGGCGCGAGAGAACGCCCGGCCGATGGAGGCCTACGCCTCCGAAACGTTCTTGAGAACAACTCCACCGCCACCGAAGTAGATTTTGAGAACTTCGTTGGCTCGGACCGAGAACGGCCACACTGGGCCACCGGGGACCGTGCTTCCCGGTGCGTCCGCCGCCGTCACGGAGTAGTCGATTTGGTAGTAATCCCGCGCGACGGCCATCTCCATTGCAGAGCCGACGTTCGAGTAGTCGTAGGGGTTCGTCATCCGGGGCCCGATGATCATGTTCTTCGGGAAGGTTCGATGGGAGACAATCTCCACATCCTCGCCCGTGAACGGATTCAGAACTGAGGCGATGCGCAGGCCGCCCTTCGCCTCCATGTTTCCGTCGTTCCCATTGAGGTTGATTCGCCACGCGGGTGCTGTGGCCCCGGCGATCAGCGAGATGATCTTTCGGTGAAGTCTGGGTTCCATCATGAACACGGTGGGCCCAACGCCGGTAGCGAGGTACGCCGCCTGCATCGCATCGGTGAGCTGAGTCACCCCGCCGAGTCCGTCGGACGTGAGCGAGCCGTTGTTCAGAGTGGAGTACTGGACTTGGAGGTCGGAGTCCTCGACGTACTGCGTCAGAACGCCGTCGAAGTCGAGAGCGTTCTGCGAACCGTCGACCGTGTTCTCGACCGGCGTTCCGATCTGAGAAACCGAGGTGAGGACGAAACGGTTGACGGTGACGGTGCCGGAGTACTTGTACGTACCGGCGCCACCTTGCTGGACCCACATGTTGTACGCGACCGCGCCCTTCACGTCCGCCCAGCTGTAGGTGATCATGTCGTTCAACGCTGCAACTTCACCCACCGAGGTCGCGGACGGGAGAGCCTCTCCTGCCGTGTTCGTGTTCGGGTTGTAGCCTGCGATCTGGCTCTGCCGATACCCCTGGAGCGTGAGAGCCGAGACCTTGAGGCGATACGTGTCCGCGGCGAGACCGCCACCGGCTGCGACGACTCCGGTTGGAGCTGCGGGCGGGGTGAGGATCGCGACCGTCCGGCCGCCGATGATGATGTCCTCCTCCATGACCATGAGGGTCTGGAGCAGTTGGAGAACGGCGAGGGCGCGGACGTCCTGGTAGTCCTGCCCGTAGATCTGCGCGTCGAAGGTCGTGTAGTCGAGCGCCGAGATCTGCTTCAGTCTCGCGCTCTTGTCCTTCTCGGTCTTGCGATTCGCCGCTGGTACGCCGGTCTGTGCAGCCGAGCCCCAGTTCCCGCTCGTGTTAATCGCGGTGATGACTTTCCACTCGAGGAGCTGCGAGACGACTTTCGGCGTCACTCGCGGAATCATCCGGCGAAGGATCGCGGTGAGGGCGTAGAGAAGTTTCGCCGGCGCATCGAGAGAGCGCGCCTGGAGTCCCAGTTCGCTGGTGTAACCTGGACTGTTAGACAAGTCCTTTCGGACCGTCGTGTCGAGCGCCGAGGCGATTGCCATCTTGTAAGCCTCGAGCGCCTGACTAACGCCGGGCACCGATGGGCTGATGTTCGGGTTCACGTTTCGTTCTCCTTCTCGACGCCTTCGCGTCGATTCTTACCTCGCGGCTCCCGATTTGTAGAGCGAGAGAGCGAGCTGATTCCGGATCGACTGCTCGGTGACTTCGATTCCCTGGCTCCGGAGATTCCGGAACGCGGAGTCGACGATCACGTCAACGTCTCCCGGTCCTTCCGTGGCTCCGCCGAGGTTGATGCTCTTCTCGACGGATCTGCCGGTCACGGGCGTCCTGTCGCTGATGGCCGGTTGGCGCTCGACCACTCCGATCCGTTTCGCAAGGTCCGCGAGTTCGACACGCAAACTCGCCCCCAAGCCCTCGACGGCCTTGAGCACATCGCTCGATCGGTCCACCGCTGCAACGTCACCGCCCTTTGCGGCCTTCTCAATCTTTCCGTCAACGGCCGGCTTCGCCTCGTTCTGCTCGGCGACTTCTCCACCGCCCGCATCGATTTTCTTCTTCGTGTCGAGTTCCTCGCCTTTGTCCTTGGGAGCCTCTTCGGCGTTCGGCTTTTTCTCTTCCGCTCCCTCGGCCTCGGCCGCTTCGTTCTTCTTCTCTTCTTCGGCTTCTCCGAAATCGTTCGCAAACTTCTCGACGGCTTCGGCGTATGCGCGGAGCTGCGTGGCCATTTCTCCCATGGCCTTCTTCTCTTTCTTGTCGAGCTTGTAGGAGACCGCACCCTTGATCACGTCGAGAGATCGAGCTGCACCGTCGGACGCGGTGACCGTCGCTGACGCCGCCTCCATCGCCGCGCTGTAGAGTTTCGATTGCCTAATTTCCTCGATGCTCCCGAGGACTTCCGCGAGAACTCGAACGCAGTACGCGCCATGCTCCGAGACCTCGTCGACGGCCATCTTCGCGGCTTCGGCGAGGTGCATCTTCGCGGCGTCGAGATGAGCCACGATTCCCAACTCATCCGCGGCCGGGTTAGCCGGCTCGGCCGGAGGAGGCTCGGCGGCAGGGGTCGCCGTCGGCGCTTCGTCCTGCTTCGTGACGGTCGCTTTCGAGTCGAGATCCTTCGTCATGGTGACTTTCTCCCCGTCGCTCTTCGCGACCGTGATCGTGGTATTCGGTACATCGGGGCTGTCGACGAGCGACAGCTCGACCATTCGCCATTGCTTGAGAACGCTGATCGTGTCGCCCTTCATCGTCTCGGGGATGCCGTACTTGGCCACGAGCGCATCGTCGACTCGCGCTGCTGATCGGCCTCCTCGAGTCGCCGCCTTGCCGCCGACGGAGTAGCCGGTCAACGTTCCATCGAGAACCTTCTTGACCGTGTTCGGGGCCCCTGAGCTGACCCTTCCACGTACGAAGATCCTTCGCCCGTCGTCCTCGAAGTCGACCGAAAGCTCGCGGCCAACCGCAAGGTTCGGATCGTGTTGCTCTCGAATGTTCCCGGGCCATCCCTCGAAGGCTTCTTTCGCGCCCTCGTAGTCGATGACTTCTCCGGATCGGCCGAGCTGCTCCGTCATCGCGTAGCCCTCGACGATGAGCGAGCCGTCGGGCTGCGGCTCTGTCTTCGTGAACGGCACGAAGAAGGCGACGGGGTCGGTTGGTCCTGGGAGATGGTGAGCTTGGGACAACTCGGTGACTCTCCGTTCAGCATCGCGCTGCGCGAAAGCCGACGGCCGAACGGCCGCGGACGCTCCCGATATGCGCTCTCGGGTTCGTCCGAACTCTTGTCCCTGCGGAAGAGTATCCGCCCTCACTCCGACGGGCGTCAAGTCAGGACACAAGTTACCAGGAACTTTTGTCCCCCTGGGCTGTCAGGAGCGTTCCGGTGGTTTGGAAGGCAAACGCTAGGCGAATTTCTGCCAAATAGGGATCCGGGGACAAACTCGCGGATTTGTCCCCTATGCAGGTCCAGCGAAAATCTGGAAGAAAGTTACTTGGAACTTTCGGAGGGAGTTTCTCGCAGGAGCGACCCGACAAATCTATACGGGTATATTTGTCGGGTAATTTTCTCGCATGCGACGAAACGACCGAGGCCAGGTGCAGACCAGGTGCAATGCACCTACCTGCACATGCTCTAGCTACGCCGCCTCGGCGAATTCCAGCATGCTCGGCTCGTCAGGGTGCGGCTCCTTGACGAAGCGGCGATATCGGCCGATCTCCGAGGGGACGATCACGTATCCGGTGCGCTGGCAGTTCGGGTGAGCGATCGGATGATTCCGCCACGTTTCGAGCGTCCAGATGGCCCCGTTCGCAAACTTGCACCACTCGTCCGATGTTCCGTCGATGATCTTGACCAGCTCGTAGCCGTCATCCTCGGCGCGATCGATGAACCCGACGTTCGAGGCAAGCGCCTCTTCCGTCCTTGCGATCACGAGGGCGCGGTCGCGGCCGAACTCTTTGAAGAGCGCGGCCTGGAGCTCGGCCACGTCGAGGTACTTTCCCTCTTCCGCCATGCGCCGAATCTCAGCGACGCGCGCGATCGAGTCTCCCTTGAGCTGCTCGGAGAGTCGGCGGAGGCGCCGCTCGACGTACTCGATCCCGCGCTCGAAGGCTCGCTCTCGGTTCCCGACGGCTCGCTCGGCGCCTGGGAATGAGGCTCCCTGATAGGCACCGATGAATGCCCGGATGAGCGCGTCGAGAAGCTCAGTCTGCGCGGCCGTGTACGCCATCGCGGGCGAGCCTCACTTCTTCGGCAGCGTTGACGGTGGCGCATCAGCCGCGAGAATCGCGGGGGCGATCTCGGCGAGGTACGCGGTTACCGCCGATTGGATTCGTCGCTGATTCCGAAGCTGGCCTGGTCGCTTCTTCAACCGATCCTCAGCCGCCTTGAAAACAGCGTCGGGATCGGCACCGTCGACGAGAGAAGCACGAACGTCTGCGGCGATCTCGTCGGGGATGGCGGCGTTTACGAACGAACGAGCCGGCCCGTTCTTCGCGACGACTCGGCGCCAGGTCGCGAGTTCTGAGCGCGCGGCTTTGTAGAGTTCGCCATCGGCTGGCTTCTCGATCTCGGCTTTCTTCTCTTCGATCGCAACTTCTTCTTCGGCGTCGGACTGGATCGCCAACGGCGGAGGGGCCGGGAGACCAAGACGCGAAGCGATGGCGCCTCGAATGTCGTTGATCATCCCCTCGTCGCCGAGAGCCTTCATTCGCTCAAGGGCCAGCGTCAGCTCGTTGAACGAGATGCCCGCTTCTACGACGGCGGCCGCTGGTTCCTCGTCCGATCCCTCTCCGTTCATCGGGAGAGCCGGCACGCCGGAGACGATCGGGCCGACAGGAAGCGCGCGGATCTCGTCATCCGGAGCCATGCCGAGAATCTGCTCGGACACGTACGAGCGCCTGAGAATCCCCTCGTTCATGAAGATCTGAAGAACGCCAGCGCGCTCAGGGGATACGTCGGTCTCGTCGATCACCCACGCGAACTTGAGCAGATCGTCACCGGCGCGCTGCTCCTCCAGCTCGGTCACGATCGAGGAGATCGTCGCCTTGAGCGGGCGAGTGCCGAGGTCCGTGTTCATCCCCTCGGCGACTTCCGCGGTTGCGCGGTTCTGCATCGTGACGAACGGCATCGGGTTGACCGAGAACATGGCGCAGATTACCCGCGCGATCCACTCGTCTTGCTCGCGAGACCAGACTGGCTCCTTGATCTCCTTCGGCGATGCGTTCGGTGGGAGCGGCACGAGGCGCCAGCGCGCGGCGTCGTCGCCCGTGAGCTGTTCGTTCAGGAGGTCGAACCACATCCTCACGCTGTCCGGAGCCATGTCCGGGACTTGGACGAAGACACGCGGGATCGAACCGTCGGTGTAGTACGAGAGATTGAAGCACCAGCGGCGAATGCCCATTACGATGTGAAGCAAGCACATCTCGACGAGCGAGCGGCCGTAAGGGGAATCAACCTGCGGATTCGTTGGCCGGTAGAAAAGCTCGTTCGCATCGTAGCTGCCGCGGATGATTCCGTGGATAACCTGCTCATATGCCGGGTTCGGCGCTTGCGGCGTGTGCCCGAAGTTGTCGATCAGGAGCTTGATCGTCTTGCCGTCGACCTGGCAGAAGGAGTGAACCCGACCGCCCTTGTCGAACTGCGGATAGACAGTCATCGCGTCGGTCACGAAGATCTCGAAGAGGAGTCCGAAGAGCCATTGGTCCCAGCGGAGATTGTCGAGGCGGTTCGGTTTCTCCCAGAACTTCCTAGCCTCGTTGATCCGCGCGAGAACGAATGGATCGCGCGCCACTAGCGGGTCTCGCGGCTGGAACGTGAACTCCATCGAGGCCATTTCATCGGAGCGCGCTCGGATCGCGTACTGGAGAACGTCGTTCTGTCGCGTTACCGCGGCGAGGATGCTGAATGCGTTCTGATCTCCGAACCCAGCGCGGGGCGTTCGCTGGAGGTTGACCGATGAGGGGAAGTCGAACGCGCGCGGGACGACGCCTTCGTAGAACGGTGGGAACGGAATGCCGGGAGCCGGGAAGTCGCGAGTGTTGAACGCCGGCCCGTTGACCGACGGAGCTTCGAGACGAGAGACCGCCGGCCGGCCGATCATGTCCATCGGCTGCTGCGTCGTGACGAACTGCGACGGGTTCGCGCCGAAGAGATCGAGCGGCGCGGCGATTGTCTTCATCACTTCGCGGATCATGCGGCGATCCTCCCGAGTCTCTCTCTCTCTTCTCGTTCGAGGCGCTTCTGCTTGAGGCTCTCGAGGAACCCGATGTAGCCGTGCCCACCGGTGTAGATCGGCGGGGCTGATGCGATCATCAGCGAGTCGAACCGATCGGGCGATGAGAAACCATCCGGCGTCTTGATCAGCTCGATTTTCCCGCCGGTGATCGGTTTGAATCGGACTTGGAGGATCTGACTTCGGAGGATCGGATCTCTCGGGAGGGAGATGGCGCGCTCGTTGATGCGCTTGACGAGATGCCACGCCGCCTCGGTCGAGCGGTTCTTGAAGCGCTCCGGCTGGTTCGCTGCCGCGTTCGCGACGAACTCTTCGACCTTCCCGTCCCAGCCCCAGCTCTTGATTTCGCTCACCGGGCCGGCGCCGTAGCCGATCGCGTCGACTGCGATCGTTCGAGCTCCAGCTGTCCGCGCGCGCTCGACGGCGATGGAGGATATCTGCACCGTGTCCCGAATTCTCATGCAGACTTGGCCGATGAGATCGTCGCCGATCATGGTCGAGATGACGCTCTCGTCTCCGTCCGTCGAGAACGCCACGTCAACGCCGATCCGCGGTTCGCCCTTGAGACTCGGCGCTCTCTCCATGCACGCATCGACCGCTGCTGGGCTCGCGCTCCAGGCCCCTCCGTCGTCGTCGAGGTATTGAGCCATCCCGCGAGCGAGGAACTCCGGTGCGTCAATTCCGCCGCAAGCGAAGGCCAGCTCATCACGTGCGTGCTCTGCTCCTGGGATACCGGCGCGGATCATCTCCTCGATGGTCCCGACGTAGCGGAGAACGTCCGTTCGCGGCGACGTGTCGAGTTCGTAGAACGGGCCGGCCTTCTGCCACGGCGTCGTTATCCACGCGTCGATCGTTTCGGGTGCGTCGAGTGATCCCTGCGTTGCGCGAATGACCTGCGCCGGAACAGCCTTCGCCTCGTCGACGAATCGCCCCGCAGCGAACGCAGAGTGAGAGCCCTCGAGGTTCTCGAAGTTGTCGGACGCGACGCCGTAGCCAAACCAGTCCGCCTCGATCTCCAGCCGACACGAGTCGAGAACGCGCCCATCGGGGAGGAGAAGCGAGCGGAGCCACGCCGCCTTGATCTCGCGCCAGAGCAGGTTCGAGACCTGCCGCCACGTCGGCGCCGTCGTGATCGCGCGAGAGCCGGGGCGCGTGAACATGTACCAGAGAAAGAGCCACGCCATGAGGCGCGTCTTGCCCCAGCCGTGGCACGTCCGCATGAGGAGCTTGAGATGCTTCCGGCCTGCTTCGAGTTCGAGCCCGATGTCGACGAGGACTCGCTCCTGTTCGTCGCGTGGTTCGTCACCGATGACGTGCCGAACGAAAAGCAGCGGCTCGTGGCGGAGGAGAATCAACCCATCCGCGATGCTATTCCTCTCGACTCTCATGGATTCTCGTTGACTCACGCCCGCTCTGGTCCTCTCTCGCTCACTTCCTGAGCGGGAGGACTTTCTTCGGGCCGACTTCCTGGCAGAACGTCGCGGCGTACTTCTCCTCCATCTCGACTACGAAGAGTTGCTGCTTCGTCGTAGCGAGCTGCGCCTCTGACGTCAACCGCCGTCGCGACCGATCGAGCTTGTCGAGGTTCTGCCGCTCGTCCTCGGTCATCTGCTTCGTGAGCTGCTCCATGGTGATCTGCATGCTTTCCCTTTCGTCCCTTCGTTGATTCGGTCCTACCCAGCAATGAGACCGTGACCTGTCGAGGCCCGTGCGCGGGCGAGCAGTGAATTCAGCGCGGCTCGCGCCTCTACATCGATGACGGCTCCGCCGGTCGCGTCGGCGACGGCAGCGCCCTGGGCGGCGACGACCTGCGTTCCATTGACGAGATACGAGAGCGAGTCCCATGACGTGTAGGCCGAGTCATCCGCGACACGCGCCCGGAGCGTTGCGCCGGAACGGACGATCGCAGGGAATGACGACGTGATGCCGTCGAGGCAGAGCCGAATCGGCGTAACGCCAGCATCCCCGCTTTGAATCTGCACCGTGTGAGTCGCGATGCCGGCTCTCGAGATGTGCGGCGAGCCCGTACTATTCCCGAGCCACAGTGTTCCGCCGCTTGTTCCTGGGCCACGGAGCTCAATGTTTCCAAGAATCATCGACGTGTGGAAGCTCTGCCCGCTGACCCGATTCCTCCATCTGATTTCATTCGCAACCGCCGAGAATTCGCCACGAATAAACTCGGTCGCGTTGTCGAATCCGAAGAAGATCGAACTCCCGTCTGCGAATGGGGTCTGAAGTTTTATCGCCGTCGGTGTCGAGTTGATGTAGTTCGTATTTCCTGGCGTGAACCCATAGCGCGACGAGACAACGTGCCCGTCTATAGAAATACTCCCAACCTGTGGCGTCGGTGGCGGTGTCGCCTGTAACACGACCGCCGCCAGCGTTGCCCATGACGGGAGGCCAGCGGCAACGGTTAGAACCTGCCCCGCCGTCCCGATCGGGAGAGCCGAGATCGTGTCGAGCGCCGAGGCGTAGGGCAGCGCGCCTGATGCGAACGTCGAGAGCCCCGTGCCACCGTGCGGGACGTCGACGACGGGGAGCTGTGCGTTGAGCGCCGTGCCGGAGATGTCGGTGAACGCGATGTTCGCCCACGCCGAGAGCCCGGCGACCGTCCCGAGGAACTGGCCGTTCGTTCCCGGAGTGAACTGCGAGAGCGCGAGCGAACCGGAGATCTGTGAGAACGAGTAGTCACCGATCTCCGCTATGACGTCCGGGCCGACTCGACCGAAAACACTCATCACCCCCATGCCCGCAGCCGTGTCGACGTAGCTCTTCGTCGCTGCGTCAGTGCTCACGAGCGGATCGGCGAGCCCGTGGAGAATGAGCCCCTGGAGATCGAGCGAGACGCTGACCGGGAGCGGGTTCACGCCAGCGAACGGCACAATCGCCTTCGTCCCGAGGCTCTCGAATGTTCCCGCGCCCGCGTCGCTGATCACGTCGAAGAATGCTGGGACCGGCGCCGAGCCGTCACCGACTCTGAGGTTTCTCGGCGTCGCCGTGTAGAGCCCCGAGATCAGCGTGCCCTCTACCGCGTTCGCCTCCTCGGCATAGAAGAACCCGAGACCGAGCGAGAGGTACGCTCGCCCGAGTTGATTGAAGTGACCCGAGACAAGATCCTCGGTCGGTCGGACGTTCATGCTGATGCCTCCGTCACTAACAGTTCCTCCCAGCCAGCGGCCGGGAGCCATTCGATATCACCGGCGACGACGTTCTTGATTCCAACGTCGAGGATGATGAGCTGCGGTTCATCGATGTCGGACGGCCCGAAGTTCACGAGAGCGAGCGCGTGGTCTCCGTCCGTGAACCCGGACGCTCCCGCGACCACGGCTGCCGCGATCGAGCCAGGCGTCCCGAGTCCCGAGAGGTTCCCATTGGTCGCGCTCTCGTCGTCGAAGGGCTCGACCTCGACGAGATCCGCGTCGGCGACGTCCGGGTAGGTCGCGTTACCGAGGACGATTCCAGTCGCCGCGAACCCGTTCGCCCCCTCGGCCGCGAGATAGAGCGTCGTGCCCGTGGTCCGCGTCGCGTAGATCCGCTGCGTGACCGTGCCCGTCGGGCCAGCTGGGAACATGGCCGAGAGCCGACGGAACCCCGGACTCGTTATGAGCGGCGCGGTGATCGGACCCGGCAGAGTCCAGCCGCCGTAGATCGGTAGGGCCAGCACGCCGTCGTCGGGAATCCCGAACCCCTTCGCCACGTCGGTCACGTCGCGATTGCGGAAGAGCACGGTTCCGGGTCGGTCGCGTCTCCGGCCTGTCATGAAGATCAGATCTTGCGGCGAGGAGAAGTCGATCGGCGCCCCTCTGCGAGTGAACCGCCTCACGATGAGCTGCCCGACGGAACGTTGCTTGACGCGAGTCTGCACCTTTCGCGCCCCTCTCTCAGCTCGGGCGAAGCGGCCGGAGCCGGACTTCGAAACGTCGCTCGATGAATCGCCGGAGGCTCTCGTTCGGGCCTCCACCGAATGGCGTCTCGGCGAGAGCCATCGGAAACCCGACGCGCATCTCTCGGCGCGGGACGGTTCCGAGCGACGCCTCGACGACGCCGACCTCATCCGAGTCGGCAGCGATCACCGGCCCGACCGCGAACGGAAACGGGAATGCTCCGGGAAAGCCTATCGCGTCTGATCGCCTCGCCACGACGGAGAGCGTAGGCCCCCCGCCTCACGGCGTCAAGCCGGAGGCTCCTCCTCGGGCTTCGGCGGGAGGACTTCGACGACGATCGGCTTCTTCGACCGAGCCTCTTCGATCTCGCGTCTCCAGGTCTCGATCCGATCCGGCGTCGCGTTCTGCGTGAGGAGTTCGCGGAGCGTTTTCGGCTGCCCGTTTCCGTTCTCCTCCTGAGTCGCCAGGATCTCATCGGCGGTCACCTCATTGGGCGGCATGAGGACGCGAACGAGAGCGATGTACGGGTACGGGTTGCCGCCGAGGAGAAGCTGGTGGATCGTCTGCTTGGCGAGTTCCAAGTCCTCGCTGACGTACTCGATCATCCGTCGGCGGACTGTCAGGCGGAGCTTCTGCGACTTGCCGCCGCTCCCCTTCGGCCTGCCCGGGCCTGCTTTCGGATGGAACTTGAGCCACCAGCCGCGAGTCTTGTTCGGCGGCTTGACGACCTCGGGTTCAACGATTGGCTCGGGTAGATTCCCGTCGCTCTCGGTTCCCATCGAAGAAACAATACTCCGAAAACTACTCGCCGGCTTGTCCGCGCGGTGGCTTTACGACGCGAGGAAACTCATCGCGCCGCGGATCACGAGCGTACCGAGTGCGGTGCCGACGACCCCGAGAACGAGCCACGTGATGCAGCCTCGCATCGCTCCGAGAACCTTGGTGATGTTCTCTTCGATCCTGTCGAGGCGTTTCTCAACGTTCGTGATCGCCTCGGCGGTGAGTTCGTTCGTGACATGGATCACCTCGAGCGCTGCCGCTTTACCGGCGGCTTCGGCCGCGAGTTGAAACGGATTCGGCGGGGCGTTCACTGGCGGTGGCGGGACGGGTGGGATTGTGCTCACGGCTTCGCTTCCTTTCGGGTTTGCGGGATGAGTTCGACGAGAGCCTCTTTGACCTTCGCCTTGATGAGAGCCTGAGCCCATGTCGCGAGAGAGCCATCCGGGAAGATGCTCGCGAGCGCAATGGCTTGGCGTAACTTCTCCGCTGCGACGATCGGCTGGAGACCGGACGCGGCAGCGAGCGCCTCCTCGTCTACCGTAACGCCGCGCCAGAGCCAGCGCCAATGTTCGAAGCTCGGTCCTATCGGCTCGGCTTCTCGCGGCCGCGTCCACTCTTTGCGCGCGACGGACGGCCACGCGGAGACGACGGAGAGGAGCTTCGCGTCATTGAGGAGATTCTGCGCGGAGATCACCGGCCGATAGGTTTCGAACCCGTCGCCGGATCGGTACGGGTCGAGCTTCGCGTCAAGCTCGTCGAGCTGGCTCACGCTGCGAGCCTCGTGTTAACGGCGACGAGTAGCGGGTGCGTCGCCTTGAGATCTTCCGACGTCACGAGCCCGTCCGCGACGAAGATCAGCTCGGCTCTCCACGCTGCACGATCCTCGCGGTGGAACAGGATGACTTCGAACGCGCGGAACTTCGGCAGTCCAGCGTCGACAATTTTCCGATTCCTCGCCGACCTGTTGTTCGTCGTCGTGACCTGGTAGAGAATCGGCGTTCGGTCTTCTTTCACCGCCAGCCCGTCGAAAACGCCGAAGAGGTCGTTCTTCTCGGAGATGTAGATCTGCTTCATCTCGCCCGTGGCTCGGTCTCGGATCCCCTGCATTCGTCCGGTGAGCTTGGCCTGCTCGACGGTCCAGCCCGCGGCTTCGAGTCGATCGGCGATTTCGTTCTCGAGGCGCTTGCCCTTCGCTCGTGAGCTTGCGCGGTTCATTCGTCGTGCTCACTGACCCAAATCCTTGGCTGACCGAAGAACTTGTGAGGCACTTGACCAAGCCGACAAAGCTTGTCGAGATTTTGCATCAGCTCTTCCCTCATTTCTTCAGCTGACATCCGTGGCTGGCTCGTCCGTTTCCTCGCCTTCCGGCTCGACGAACTTCAACCGCGGCTTGGCGTGTCGGATGAACTCAACCTTGCGATCTTTCTCCGGCGCCGGTGAAACCAGCACGAGATAGTCCTCGATGCGAAAGAGTGCCGCCTCGTCCTTGACTGGGAGGGCGGCTAACAGCTCGTTCTTCGCGTCCGTTCGTTTCTTCCGCGCTTCGTTCATCTCCTTGCACGGGAGCGCGTCGAGCGTAGTCTCCGCCTCGGCGACTCTCGTGATTGCCTCGACGGCGTTCTTGTTCGTGATCTTCGTCTCGCGAAGATCGCTTTGCGGGTTCTTCTTCGGGTTCGGCATGTCTTCCCCTTTCGTTGTTGTTTGCGACTTACAGCGCGCTGCTCTCTTGATCTTCACCAAACCAATTGCCGCTGCTCTCGCGCATGATTCCGGCGATTGTGACGCTGATCGGGCAACGCTCAAAAGGCGCCCAATCCCACGAGTTTCGGATCTGAAAAAATCTCCGAGTGTGGTGCCACTCTCCGTCACAATAGGATTTCCCGTCACCGACCGGCAAGTCTCTCCTGCGCCAGTGGCACGGCAGAATCAGGTGATCCTCGCGAATGCTCGCGAACGCTCTGGGGAGAGCCCTGTCGACCGGAGACAGCACGTCATCTGGTTTTCCTTGTTCTCTCTTAACGGCGACGTCTAGCCCTTCGATGCTATCAACGCCCATTTCGTTTGGCTCCGCAGAGCGCGCTTCGTCGTACAGACGTTTCATTTCCGCGAACGCCGCGCTCGTCTTGCGCTCGTCTTGCACTGAGCAATCGGCAAGCCAGCCATTAATTTTTCGGAGGGAGTGTCCAACCGAGATCACGGGCGGCTTGTCGCTCTGCCTCGGTGTATCCGTCCTCGCCGATGCCGTGGAGTTGCCGCGACTTCGAGAGCGGTTTATTCCGGTCATCGTATTTCCCCTCCTCGATTTTCGTCAGCGTTCCGGTGCGGATGAGAAACTCAAAATCTGCGACCCAGTGCCGGGCGTTGTCGCCAAGGCAAAACGATGAGCCGGCGATACGCCGGATAGCCCGCTCCCAGACCCCGATGTCCGGAACCTCGTGGAGTCGGGCCTTGGCCTTGACGAGTCTCGGGCCGCGAAGCGGGAGGCGAACGCGAGGGAGTGGAGCGCCGGCACGGTTCCACATCTCGGCGAGCTCGTCGGGCCCTGGTCCCCTCGCCGGCTTGGAGTGAGGGTCTCCCGGGCCGGAGGCTCCGGGAGACGAGGGCGAGGGCTCGGACTCGCCCGGCCAATGTGACTCCCTCTCCTCTCCTTGAGCGGGAGCGGGAGCGGGAGCGGGAGCGGGAGCGGGAGCGGGAGGTGCTACGTTTGCTAGCTGATTGCTACCCGATGCCATGCGATTCCTCGCCTTTGCTAGCCCACCGAGTCTTCCGGCCTCCCGGCGTTGGCTGCGAATTGTGATCCCGTCGATTCGCCTCTTCTCCTCGTTACTAGATCGACGTTTCACATAATTTGGGGCGTGGTCGAAGTAGTCGTGAATCTCCCACTCTCCGGGCTCTTCGGCCTCGTCGATCCATCTACCAAAACGTAGCTCCTCGAACAGTTTGCAAGACTCTCCGGGCCATTCTGCGCTCGCCTCGACCGCCTCCGGCGACCCGATCAGGGGGTCGCCGTTCTCGTTTGCTACGTCCCAAAGGGTCTCGAGGAGGCCTCGAACGTACGGCTTCGGGAGCTTCAGCCGGAGGACGAGGAGCTTGAATTTCGGGCAGCGGTCGAGATTCGGTCGCGCCATGAAGGTTGCGTCAGACAGCCGACTGACCGGAATCCTGGATTCGCTCCTGGGTTACAGACGGTCTCGGCGCCAGGATCTTCCTGGCCCGCACGAGAAGCACAGTCCGGGCCCACGCCGACACGGCCGCCCAGTCCTCTTGGTCGGCGGCGCGTCGCAATTCCCGGAGCTCCGATTCGCGCAGGGGGATGTCGAGTCCGCAGCTTCTTCGTTTGTACTTCGGCTGGGGTTTTGGTCCTCGCTTGGCCATGGTCACCTCTGGCGGCGGATCATAATCTGAGACGAAGAAAAAAAGAAAGCGGAAAAGATAAGCGAAGAAGATTTACATCGGAATCAGAATAAGATATAGTTCCTGAATCGAAGCCAGCCACGAACCCCGAGGGGCGACGGTGGCAGAAAGAAAAAGGAGACGAAAATGACCTACGAAATCCGCGAATGCAGAGCCTCCGGGCGCAACTGGAACGGCCAGGTCGTCGAGCCGCTCCGTGGGAATCCGGGAGGCTACAACTGCGTTACGGACCGGCTGCGAATCTCCTGGAGCTGACCCGCCCGAGAACTCTCCGGAGATCCCGGAGGGTTCAATCGGCGGGCCGGATTTCCCGGTCCACGAACGCGCCGCGAGCCCTCCCGAGGGATGGCCGGGCGCAAGAAAGGACGGACACCATGAAGCAGGGAAGATCGATCGTCGAACTCGCGCAGGAGCTGGAGCGGCAACGGGAGACGAGGAAAGACTATCTCGCCCAGCAGTCAGCCATCCGGATGGAGCTGGCGCCCGTCGTCGCGGACGAGCCGGCCAACCCGATGCTCTCGGGGCTGAACGGGCGGGCGCTCGGACTCAAGGAGTACGCGCACGGCCAGCTCGCGGGCGACCTCAGAATCCCGAAGGAATACTACGACCGGATGAGGACGGCCGCCCCGGAGCTGCTCGCGACGAACGTCAACGCGTGGCTCGGGAAGCGCGGAGCCGGGAAGAAGCTGGTCAGGACCCTCGACGGGAACGTCCGGGCCTGGCTCTCTCCGAAGTACCGCCCGCTCGACAACGCCGAACTCGCCGAGGCGGTTCTCCCGACGTTCGCCGATCTCGGTGCACAGATCGAGAGCGCGGAAGTGACCGACCTCCGTCTCTATCTCAAGGCCACGATCCCGAGCCTCAAGCGGGAGGTCCGCGGCTCCCGCCAGGTCGGCGACATCGTGACCGCCGGGATCGTCGTCTCGAATTCCGAGGTTGGCGCCGGCGCGGTCCGGATCGAGCCGCTCGTGATGCGGCTCGTTTGCCTGAACGGCCTGATCGTAAACGCCGCCGTCCGGAAGTACCACGTCGGCCGAGGTCTGGAGAGCGAAGAACTGATGGAACTTCTTCGAGACGAGACGCGGCGCGCCGACGATCGAGTCTTCTGGGCGAAGGTCCGCGACGTGGTGGAGGGGTCGTTCCGGCGGGACGTCTTCGATAAGTTGGTCGACCAGATGGAGACTCTCACCGGGGTCTCTCTCCCCGCCTCCGCCAACCTTGCCGAGACGGTGGACGTGATCGTAGAGGAGGTGTCCCTCCCGCGCTCTCTCGCCACGCCGATCCTGCATAACCTCGCGGCCGGCTCGGACCTGACCGCTTGGGGCGTGGTCAACGCCGTGACCGCGACGGCTAACACTCTCGACGACTACGAGCTGGCGACGGACATTGAGCGGGCCGGCGGCAAGCTCCTCGGCATGGAGCCGAGCCAGTGGGGCCAGCTCATCGCCAAGGCGGCCTGACCCAGAACCGAACCGACACGATCAGGAGGGGCGCCGGGCTCGGCGCTCCTCCGGAGAGGAGCACACCATGATCCGCCTCACCCGATACCAGCGCCTCGTCCTCGGAGTGGCGAGCGTCGACCAGTCACGGCGCCGCGCGGCCGAGCTGTACAACGATCTCGCGCTCATCCGCAGAGGGCGCGAGGAGCGAGACCGGCACCGGGCTGCCGTGATGGAGCTCGCGATTGAAGACGCGCTCCGAGCCAAGGGGCTCCGAGCCGAAACCACGAACTGACCGACGAAAGGACACACCATGAAACCCGAAGATCCGAACATCGAAACCGCGCTCGCGAAATCCTCGCCCGGCTCGATCGCCCGACTCCTGGCCGAGCGGCCCGACCCGGCGAACGTCGAGGCGATTCACCGACTGCTCGACTTGCAACTGAGATATGACGCCGAGGCCGCGCGGCGCGCGTACGTCGACGCGATGAGCCAGTTCAAGGCGTCGCCGCCGAAGATCCTGAAAAACAAACAAGCACGACTCGAGCGCAACGGCACGATTCTTTTTTCCTACCGTCATGCCTCGCTCGATCACATCGTCTCGGAGGTTGCCCCGGCGCTCTCGGTCCACGGTCTCTCGCACGCGTGGTCTACCAGCACGGACGCGGGGAAGGCGCGCGTCACCTGCCGCGTCACCCACCGGCTCGGCCACGCGGAAGAGACGACGCTCGAAGCTCCGTTTGACACGAGCGGCAGTAAGAACGCGATCCAGGCGGTCGGCTCTACCGTCTCCTACCTCCAGCGGTACACGCTCCTGGCCCTGCTCGGGCTCTCGCCGCATGACGTTGACGACGACGGAGCGGCGATGGGGGATCGAGCGCCGATCCAGCAGCCGCAGCGCCGAGCGGAGCCGAGCCAGGGGGACCACTTTCCGCCGCGTGCGCCCGTGCGGATCGAATCCCTCGAGGATGCCGAGGGAGCCATCGACGACGCGCCGGGCGGAGAGACCCTCTGGCCGATCGAGTGCAAGCTGACGAGCGGCGAGAAAAACGGGAAGCCGTGGACGCGCCACTCTGTCACGTTCGACGGGGGGCGACGAGCCGATACGTTCGACACCAAATTCGGTGCCGAGATTCAAGCTGCGATCCGCGGAGGACTCGCCGTCCGCTGCACCATGGAGCCGAACAAGAACGCGAACTATCCGCCGTCCATCACGAGCGCCACGGCGATCGCGTCGCGCGAAGTAGGCGCGGACGGTTAGCCGTGTACCGCAAGGGCGACGCCACGCTACGGCGTCACGACGAAAGCATGTGCGGACACGAAGCGGATGAGCCGTGTGTTCTTGGGTACGACTCACGGAGCAGCAACGTTGAGCCGACGCCGCTTCCTGTCGCCGAGCTTCCACACTCGTGCGGCGAATGGGTCATCGGGGGCGCGGACGAGGTGCGGATCATGATCGAGGATCTTCTCTCGCTCTTGGCGGAGCTGAGGGTTGGGCCATGACTCACCCCCTCGTCACCCTCGACGAGTCGACCCACACCTACCGCCTCGCGGACGGTCAGACGGTCCCCGGCGTGTCGGAGATACTCCGGCGCGTCGGGATCTCGGAGCTTCCGCCGATCTCACCCGAGAGGCTCGAGGCGGCGCGGGAGCGGGGCTCGGCGATCCACGCAGCCTGTGAGCTGATCGATGAGGGGACCATCGATTGGTCGACGATCGATCCCGTGATCGCCGGCAACGTCGCAGCGTTCGCGGAGTTTCGCGCCCGGATCCGGCCGGTCACCGTGGCTCGGGAGGCGATCGTCTACTCGCGCAAGTGGGGCTTCGCCGGCCGACTCGACTGGGTCGGATACCTGATCGTCGTCGGTCGAGACCTCGCCATCGCCGACTACAAGAGCGGCACGCCGAGTGCGTGGACCGAACTCCAACTCGCTCTCTACCGTCTCGCCTGGAACGAGGAACACACGGACCAGCGGGCCGGATCTCTCTACCGCCTCGACCTGCCAGCGAGCGGGCGCCCGCGCCTCGTCTCCTGCGACCGCCCCGGACTCTCGCACGATGCCGAAGTCGTGCTCGCATTTTTCAGAATCCTCAACCGATACCGAAAGGACGCCTAACATGTCAGACCAAAGCGTTGCGACGATTCTCCAAATCCCCGGCGAAACGATTGGGGCCGTCATTGCCAGCGAAATGACAAAGGCCGTTACGGGCCGGGAGGATCTCGTCAAGTCCATCGTCGAGAACTTCCTCTTCGCCCAAATCGAAGATCCGAGCGACCGCTACTCAAGCAAGAAAACGACGCGCGTCGAGCTTGTCTTGCGCGCGGAGCTTACGGCGATTCTGAAGGAAGAAATGATCAAGTGGCTCGAAGGCCAGCGCGGGGCGATCAAGGAAACGCTACACAAACGGATTCGCTCGAAGGCCCAAATCGGAGCGCTTGTCGACGCGATGATCGGCACGGTGACGAGTGCCGCAAACGACCGATATCGGATGGACATCAAGATCCTTCCGTACAGCACGTAGGAAAGGAACCGACCGAATGAACGCTCAAGAGGCTGTGCTCGAAGAGGAGGCCGTGACCCTCGCCGCGCAAGCGAAGGCCCTAGCCATCACCGATCTCGACGGCTACGTGGCCGCCGGGAATTTCCTCACCGGCGTCATCAAGCCGATGAGAAAGCGGATCGAAGAGGAACTCGGCCCGGTCCGCGAGGCGAACCACAAGGCGTGGAAGCTCACCGTGGCCACGATGAAGCGGCTCGACGATCCGCTCGAGGCGGCGGAGTCCCACGTCAAGCGGGGGATGGAGCGCTACAAGCTCGAAGAGCGGCGACGGCTCGAAGAGGAGGAGCGGAAGGCGTCGATCGAGCGCGAGCGAATTCGGCGCGAGGAAGAGGACAAACGCCTGGCCGAAGCGGCGGAGATGGAAACCGCAGGGCTCGGCGCGGAAGCGGAGGCCTATCTCTCGGAGCCTGTCGCGCCCGTCGCGCCGCTGGAAGCGATGGCACCCGCTCCCGCGAAAGCGGCCGGAGTCGGGGCATCCTACTCATGGGACTTCCGCGAGATCGACCCGCGCAAGGCGAAGCCGGAGTTTCAGGTCGTGACACTCGACTCGGCGAAGATTCGAGCGCTCGTTCGCTCCTTCGGCCCGCGAGCCGTCGAGATGATCGGCGAAGGGTCGATCGAGGTTTTCGAGCGAGCCACGATCTCGGCGAGAGCGAAATGAGCGACGCAACCAGGACGAATGACCAGCCGCCCGAGGGCGTCGTGCAGTGCCTCGCCGAGCTGCCAGCCGCCGCGCGCGGAGTGAAGCTTGAACGAATCCTCCGCGTCGCCCAGGAGGCATTCGCCGCACCGGACGAGGAGACGGCGACGTTCTACTTTCAGGCTCTCGGCGCGCTCGTCATGGCGCTCACGATGGAGGCCGGCGTGGCTCCGGTCGGCCCGCTCGGCTTCGCGGATGACAACGCTCTTCGGATCTCTGACGTCGGGGCGCTCGTGGTCGTGCAGAGGATGCGCGCGCTCCTCGAGAACGAGGTGCCGTCGTGAAAGACATGCAGGAGCAACTCGATGATTTGCTTGCCCAAAGCGGAGCAAGCCTTGGGATTTTCATCAGCGACGATTTTGAACCCGAGCCCGGAGCGCCGGGCCGTCCCGCCTAACACTAAACGAAAGGAATCCAATGACAGCCAAGAAAACGAAACTCCCCTACGTCGTCGTCCGCACCTACTCCGCAGGAGTCCACGTCGGCGAACTCGTCTCGCGAAAAGGAAAAGAAGCGATGCTCTTGAACGCCAGGCGGATCTGGTCGTGGCGCGGCGCGAACTCGCTCTCGGAAATCGCAACGGCTGGCGTTGACGACGGCTCGCGCGTCAGCGTTCCGGTTCCGTCGATCGAGCTTACTGAGGCGATCGAGATCATTCAGACCACGGAGGCCGGAGAGGCCAATCTCCGCGCGGCAAAATGGACGTCGTGAAGTCGGGCTGGGGCTCGGGCTCGGGCGCTGGCGATGGCGCTGGCGATGGCTGGGGCGCTGGCGCTGGCGCTGGCGCTGGCGCTGGCGCTGGCGCTGGCGATGGCTCGGGCGAGGGCGAGGGCGCTGGCTATGGCGCTGCTGGCTATGGCGCTGGCGCTGGCTCGGGCTAATTTCAACCGCGGTTCGTCCCTCCCGGAACCAACCTAACACGGGGCGGGCGGAAGTTTGAGAGAGGAGAGAAACCGGGTTCTAACTGCTCATGAAAATTCGAACCATGACCCCCTACTGGATATCCCATGACGGTCAACACGTCATCTACAACGGCGATTGTCTTGACGTGCTGCCGACGCTGCCAAAGGTCGACGCGGTGATTACTGATCCGCCGTATGGAATAGAGGATGCGCCGATTCAAGGACAAGAACGCACAGGGAAGCGCGTAGGGGCTGTAAACACTTGGCATCCTGCAAGCGATTGGGACAAATCAATAAATCCTGCGTGGTGTGCCGCATGTTGCGAAGCTGCGCCCGTAGTCTCGTGGATGGGCCATTGGCGCAAGCGCGCAGAAGTTGAGTCTGCGATGCCCTATCCAATCAGAGCAGAAATAGTGTGGGCGAAAGATTGCCATGTAGGACCGCCGTGTCCCGTTGCAATGCAGGACGAAAGGATCTGGCTTTTCTCGGCCTCAGGCATTGTCGCCAAGTGTTTCGATACGACGGTTTGGCGTGTTCCGATCATCCCGACGTGGGCAATGAAGGAACATAAGAACGAGAAACCTGTGGCGCTTATGCAGCGCACCGCAAAGCTACTCACAGATTCGGCGCAAATCATCCTAGACCCCTTCATGGGTAGCGGCACCACGGGAGTCGCGTGCGTCCGGCTTGGCCGCAAGTTCATCGGTGTCGAGCTGAGCCGAGACTATTGCGACATCGCGGTGAGGCGGATGGAACGGGAGTTGAGCCAGCTGATGCTGTTCGAGCCGGAGCCGCTGAATGCCAAGCAGGGGACGATTTTCGATTCTACTGGAATTGGAGAGGAACGATGAAACGCCGTCATGCCGATCTCACCGAACGAGAGCGCCGGAAACAGAACGCCCGGCGCAAGGCGCGCCATACAATCGCCAATGGGCGAATCATCCTCGGCCGCTGCCCGTGCGGCGAAACGAAGGTCGAGGCTCACCACTGGCTGAGTTACCACGCGCCGCTCTTGGTCGTGGGGCTGTGCCGGGAGTGCCACCGAGC